ATGCCTGCTCCGGTTGCTTCCGGCTGGAGCGAATCGCCGGGTGGGCCTTGCACCCACTGGAAAGCGCCGCCTTGTCACGGCGCACGTGGTGAGCCGACCTTCGCCAACCTCGTAGCCAACGGCTAGTTGCGCTAGTTTTCGCGCGGTTGTGGCTGCATGAGGATGGAATGCACCGTCGCCGCTTCATTGTCTTGCTCGGCGGAGCGGCCCTGTTAGCGCCTGCCGGGCACGCCCAGCATCCCGAGCCCCTGCGGCGTGTTGGCGTGGTGATACCGTTCCCCGAGAACGACCCGAGTTCTCAGGCAAGGGTCAGGGCCTTTGCACAGGCGCTGGCGCGTTTTGGCTGGGTCGAGGGCAAGAATATCTGGATCGACTACCGCTTTGCCGCGGGCGACCCGACCCTTTACAGGGCCTACGCGGCAGAACTCGTCCGCCTAGCGCCGGACGCGATTCTCGCCAGCCCCACGACTGCGGTCGCTGAGCTGCGGCAGCTGACGCACACGATACCGATCGTTGCCGTTTACCTGGTCGATCCCGTCGGGCTGGGCTTTGTTCGGAGTCTCACGCGGCCCGGCGGCAACATCACCGGATTCAGCTCCTTCGACGCGCCACTGATCGGAAAATGGCTCCAATTGCTCAAAGAGGTCGCGCCAAACGTCACGCGGGTCGCCATCATCTTTAACCCGGACATGTTCCTGGGTCTCCCCTTTTCGCTCGATCCCGAGATCGCGGCCGCCCGGTCCTTGGGGGTGACAGCGACGCTGGCTCCGGTCCACGACGACGCGGCGATCGAGGAAGCGATCGCCGCCCAGGCGCGCCAGCCGGGAGGCGGCCTGATCACTTTGCCGGACAGTTTTAACGTCACCCATCGCGATGTGATCATCGCCGCCGCAGCCCGTCATCGTTTGCCCGATATCGGGATCGACATATTTCCCAGAGCCGGCGGCCTGATGTCCTACTGGTTCGACGGAGTCGACCTGTACGCGCAGGCGGCATCCTACATCGACCGCATCCTCAAGGGCGCCAGTCCGGCGGACCTCCCGGTCCAACAACCAACGAAATATTTGTTGATCGTCAACCTCAAGACCGCCAAGGCACTCGGTCTCACGGTGCCGCCGAACGTCCTCGACATTGCCGACGAGGTCATCGAATAGCACCCGCATTCAGAGTGAATGGCCGTTCTCTTCCGCCCGAAGCGCCCCGGCCAGTTCGGGGCAATGGCCGGTGTGGGCATCAGCGCCCGAAGTCGCACGGCCCCGCGAGTGACCGCTTCGGGTCGAGAGTCGTCCTTGGTACTGAGTATTAAGCGTCAGATTTTCGCCACTAGATCCACTTGATCCATCAGTTCGGTCGCCCGGGGGCGGCGGACTGCAAAAGATTGAGTACGGGCGTGGCGCAGATGAGGAGAATGCCATGGTCGAGATCCGCAAAATCATCACGACGCGCGAGACAGTCCTCTCGAAGCTCGGCGTTGCAGCAATGCCACCGGTCGTGCGCCGTTGGCATGGCGGTGATCCTCAACCCCTTCGCCGGACGGTTCGTCGACGATCTGCGGCCGTTGTTCGAGCAGGGGCAATGCTCGGCGAGTGATGCCGGAACTCGTCAAGTTGCTCGACGGACCGGCCGTCTCATACGGCAAGGGCGCAGTCGTTGGCGTCGGCGGCGAGATGGAGCACGGCGGTGCTTGCGTTCACCCGATGCTCGGCAAGCCGATGCGGGCCGCGATCGGCGGCGGTAAGGCGGTAATCTCGTCGAACGTGAAGGTTGCTGCGGCCGGCGCGACCCTCGATGTGCCGCTCGGACACAAGGATGATCCTTGGTCATTCCCCCACTTCGACACGATAACGGTGTCGGTCGCCGCACCGCACCCGAACGAGATCCTAGTCATTATGGCCACCGCCGACGGTGGGGGGCTTCGGAACCGCTGCGGCATAGAACCGATCCGGTGATGGCCGGGTGGCAAATGGCAACTCCGAGCGGTGCGAGCGGCGGCGACCGCTCTCGGGGGCTGATGCGCTTGTAAACCTTGCGATCCGGCCTTACGCAGGCCCCCGAGCACGTGGGCCTGGTCTTCCGGCCGCATCTACGGCACGCGACTGCGGACATTCATCGCGAACGAGGCCCACACATTCGTGATGGCCTTCTCCAGCGCTTCCTCTGTCTCTCTGATCCGGTCGAGCCGGTCGTCCGAGGACTTCGGCAAGCCGACGGCATAGATTCGGAAAATCAGGATAGGCCGGATCGCCGGTTTCGCCGACTCGACTGCGGCCAAAGTCCATAACCTATTTCAGCGCCTATGCCTCAATCACCAGGACCGCCGCCCGCCCTGATTTCGTGTAAGCGTTACTAGACCAATCTGGTGAATTGGGACTTCTCCGGCCAGAACCTCGCAAAAGTCGGCTGACCAGGCCCGCCTTCCACTGGTGAGCCCCGCTTCGGCGAGGCTTTTTTCATGAGCGGCGCCGCTCAGCTGCTGTGCGATCGCCCGACGTGCTTCGCGGCGTTCGCGCGGAATACTTGGTCGGCGATCTGTTTTTGCTGATCGGGCATTGAGTTGTACAGGTTCTGGAACGCCGGAACGAGCTTTTGCAGCTGCTGCGCGTGCGTCTCGGCAACGTGCTCGTATGACTGCATGTTCTGGACCGCATTCATCGACTCGTACTGTTGAGCGCGCTGAGTAAAGACCTGATCCATCTCGCGGGCGTTGTCGCGCATAACTTGTGCGAATTGATCCCATTGCTGCTGCTCGGCCGGCGTGATCTGCAGTTGCGCATGCAGCTCGGCAATGCGGCGCTCGACGCGTTCCTCGGCGCTCTTGAGCGTCGGCATCGCCGCCGTGGACGGCGCTGCGGTCGCCGGGGCTTGCGCGGACTGTGCCGAGGCGGCCGTCGGCAGCGCCAGGAACGCGGCTACGGCCAGCAAAGCGAGACGGTTTGACGCGATCACTTTCATCGAATCGCTCCCGGGTTCGACATGGTTCGTTGACGGGGACCGCGCAGCCGCGCTGCGCGGCTTAGTAACCATAACCATAATAGACGGCCGGCGGGGGCGGCGCATAATAGCCCCGCGGGGGCCCGTAATAGACCGGCGGCGGGGCGTAATAGCCATAACCGCCCGAGGCAATCGCCGCGCCCACGCCGAGACCGATCAGACCGCCGATGATCGCGGGCGCGACGTTGTTCCCGTGGTGCTCACCACGACCGCCATGCCAATGCCTGTTGTCGGCGCGGGTGACAGGTGCTGTCGCGAGACCCGCGATCAACACCGCGGTCAGGACGCTCGTACGAAAAGCCATGATCTGCTCGCCTGAGACTCTTTCAGTCCATATTCTCCGGATTCCCGGCTCTGTAAGCGCGATTGTTTGCCTCTTTGGGCCGCCGCGGCAACGGGTTTGGTGCGCAACAGCATCCTCGAGCGCGCCGCCGGCCACGCCGTCGGGGCGCCGCGGGTCTAGCCTTCCTGATCGGCGCCGACGACGAGGTGGCATTCGCGCACCTCCACGCGCGGGACGCGCAATGTGTCGGTCGGATTGAGCTGGCGTAACACCAAGGTGTCGCCCTCCCAACCGACAAACTGCTTGATCAGCACCGCGTTGTCCGCCTTGTAGACGACGACGTCGCGGCCGCGCGTCGGCGGCTTGAACGGGTTGACGTGTAAGAGCCAGCCCGGCTCGTAACGCGGTTCCATGCTGTCGCCGACCATGTAGATCGCATAGGCCGAGCGCACGCCGCCCAGATTGGCCGGGCGCGGCGTGTAGCCGATCGGTCCGTCTTCCAGAAACATCTCCTGATCGCCACCGCCGCGCGCAGCGCTGCGAATCGGGATCTGATCCGGGCCTCGCGCGAGTGCCGCAGGCGTTGCTGATGAAGACGCGGTCGATGGCGGACGACCGCGGCCGCGCGGGATCTCACTGCCCGGGGGCGGGACCGTGACCTCGACGGCATGACGGAGCACCTCCTCTGGCGGCACGCCGAGAAACTCGGCGATTTGCACCGTCTCCAGCTGCTTCATCTGGCGCTCGCCCTTCATCATCCGGGAGACCGCCGAAGGCGCCAGCCGAAGGTGGCGCGCGAGATCCGCCTGCGTCGCGTTGACCCGCTCCAGGGCCTGATGAAACCAGCGACCGTCCATAATGCGTCCCCAGCAATTTGCTATATTGACACCCAGACAATCAACGCTACCATGCCGGTGTGATCCTGACAAGCGATTTAGTGCGAAAACGGAGACACTTATGGGGATTTCGTCGGTGCCGGTGGGGTGGGAGGATGATCAGGACGAACCGGGTTGCGCGTACCTTCTGGACGAGTGGGACGGCCGCCGGGTCTGTGGCGCTCCGCGAAAGGCGGTCGCGCCATCGCGAAAGGCGGCTTCACCCTATTGCCCGGAGCATCATGCGCTCTGCCATGCCGCTTATGGCAGCGAGGCCGAGGCTGACCGTCTGCGCGAGGTAGAAGCAATCGCGAAGGTCGTCGGCGGCCGCCGCAGCCGCGATGCCGTCGGGCCTTCGCGGCAATTTCTGAAACGCCTCGAGGAGGCTGCTGGCGGTTTGTCGCGGCCAAATCGTTCATGATTTGTTCGGATCATAGTCTATGACACGCCATCATCCTCGCCGCGTTGCGGCCCCAATCAGCGAAAACGTCGCGGTGATTCCGACGCCGGAACGCCGGAACCACGGCATCGTCGAACGCTTGGAGCGGCCGATCGCCGACGAATCGGGTCGTCCGGCGCGGCCCTAGGTCGCGACTAAGAGTGGGCATCTCGTCGAGATTCCGAGCCGGGAACGCGCCAGGCTTGCGGATCGAGGGCGCCCGCGACGTCGTCTGGCGCGCGATCCTGGCGGTCGGCGGCATCGGCTCGCCCGCAGGCTCATGCCTGTGGCATGTCGTGGGCTGGGAACGGTCGCTGAAAGAATGGGCGCTCGAGCAGGGCTGGAGTGGCCGCCGGGTCAGCCAAGAGGCGGCGTCGGGGATCCTGATCGCGGCACTCGGTGCGCTCGAGGCGCATTTCGGCATGGCCCGAGATTGCGATCTCAGCATTTCATGATTGACAAATCCGGATCGATCTGCTAGAAATCATCGAAATTGGCGGAAGCGGCGACGGAGCGGGTCAAAGACCCGCGGACGCTCGGCAGAACCGATCCTCTGCTGATCATCGAGGACGGCACGGCTGAGGCTCTGCGGAGGGATGCGGTTGAGGGGCTTGCGCTCGGGTTGGCTGGCTTCGCTGCCCGCGCCCGCGAGAAACGACCTCGCCGCCGCATTGAGCCCCGCCGAGGCTCGGGCGCTGCTCTACGATTGGCCATTCTGGGCGCGCCCGGCGCAGCTGCCGCCGCTAGGCAACTGGCGGGTGTGGCTTCTCCTCGCCGGCCGCGGATTTGGTAAGACCCGAACGGGTGCCGAGCTGATCCGCGCACGCGTGGCAACGTGTACCGCGCGTCGTTTGGCGCTGGTTGCACCAACTGCCGCCGATGCGCGCAATGTAATGGTCGAAGGCGAAAGCGGCATCCTGGCAATCTCGCCGCCTTGGGACCGGCCGCGCTACGAGCCATCGAAGCGGCGGCTGACGTGGCCGAACGGGGCCATCGCAACGCTCTACAGCGCTGACGAACCCGAACGACTGCGCGGGCCGCAGCATGATGCCACGTGGTGCGACGAACTCGGCAGCTGGCGCCATCCCGAGGCCTGGGACATGCTGATGTTCGGACTGCGGTTAGGCACCGACCCACGGGTCGTGGTCACGACGACGCCGCGGCCGACCAAGTTGATCCGAGCGCTGATCGCCGATCCGACGGCCGTGGTGACGCGTGGCTCGACCTATGAGAACCGCGCTAATCTGCCGCCCGCTTTCCTCGATCAGATCATCCGCAAATACGAGGGGACACGCCTCGGCCGCCAGGAGATCGAGGCCGAGCTTCTCGACGACGTGCCGGGCGCGCTGTGGACTCGCGGCATCATCGAGGCGGCGCGAGCGCATAATGCGCCGTCATTGATCAGGGTGGTGGTGGCGATCGATCCGGCCGCGACCTCGACCGCCGACGCCGACGAGACCGGGATCATCGTTGCCGGCAAGGACGGGCAAGGACAGGGCTGGGTGCTGGCCGACGCGTCCGGCCGCTACCAACCGACGGAATGGGCGAGGACAGCGATTGCAGCCTATCGCGCGCACCGCGCCGACCGGGTCGTCGCCGAGGTGAACCACGGTGGCGAGATGGTGGAGGCGACCCTGCGCGTGATCGATCCCAACGTCGTCTTTGCAGCGGTGCGCGCCTCACGCGACAAGGTTACCCGGGCCGAACCGGTGGCCGCGCTTTACGAGCAGGGTCGGGTTCATCACCTCGGCACCTTCCCGCAGCTCGAAGATCAGATGTGCAGCTTTGTGCCCGCTAGTCACGGCAATGTCGCCTTGCGCTCGGCGGGATATTCGCCCGACCGCGTCGACGCCCTGGTGTGGGCGTTGACCGACCTCCTGGTCACGCCGATGTCCAACCAGGGAATCTTCGACCTCTATCGCCAGCTCGCTGAGAAGAGCCGCTCCTAGAGGCTCCTCGCCCGCTGCCCCCACCCCTCCCGCCTCTCTCGGCGCGCGCGTGCGCGCGCCTGACGGGTGACGCATCCCCGATGCGCCAGGGGTGTGCAAGCGGATTGAGGGTGTCTGATGCCGCACGGAAGGAGGACCATCGATTGACGCTCTTGGTCAAAGACGCGAACACGACAACCCAGCCGATTTCGACGCAGACCGATGTCGCGGGCAACCTCGTGCCCGTGCATGCGCCGGCAGCGGTGGTCGGCGGCATTGCAACGCCGGTTGGCCCGACGGCACCCTTGCCGGTCATCAATACCTGCGCCGCCGCCGCGACAGATGGCAGCGGTACGGTGGTCGCGGGAGGCACAGCGCAGACGTTGTTCGCCGGGGTCGTCCCGATCAACGGCTATCTCATCGCCAACAATTCGTTGGCGACGATATACGTAAGCGACGTCGGCCCCGCGACATCAGGCGGCGCGTCGATCCCGATAGCCGCAGGTGCCGTGTTCGTGACCCCCTCGGGCTATAAGCCGGCCGGCCCGGTCTCGATCTTCAGCGCCAGCACGGGCGAAACCTTCGCTGCGCGCCGCTGGTGAGAAAGCCTCTTGCGCTCGCACTTTTGGCGATCCTTATTAGTCCCACGCCAGCATGGGCGTGGCAATGAACTATAATATAGGCGGCGCCCGGTTTGTCGTCGCAGCTTGTCGCACTTGACTTGACGCGCTTGCACAATTGCGGGGTGGCGCTGGTGCTGAGTGTGTCGCCTTTCATAACGGCAAACGCGACCGTGCAGGTAACGGGAGGCAAGCCGTGCTCGATCACGAATGATCCGACGGCGGACTGCTCGCCGGGCGTCCGATCTTCATCATTCGTCCAACATTGGAATAATCACGACACCCTTGTGTCTCAGCCCGAAACGGCGAACGGGAATATTCAATTCCCCCTTTGCGGCTGTGACGCTGAACCTTAATTCGATTTCGATCGGCGGAAGCGTGACATTGACCGCGGTGGAATGTGAACCATGAAAATTTTCGTCCTCGTGGCTCTGCTGTGCGGCTTTGCCGTCGCGGCGCGCGCGCAAGCCGTACCAGGGAATTATACGACGATCTCGTATGTCAGCAGCCCATCGATCACGACCGGTGGGACGGCGCAGAATATCGCGTGGACGCTGACGGCCGCCAAAATTCGGTGCGTGCAAAATCCGCAATCTGCGACTGAAGATTTGTTCGTGAACTTCGGTGGCACTGCAGCGGCTACCGGCTCGCACGATCTGCCGGCCGGGGTTGAAATTTGCATTGCCCTGGAACGGCGCGGTATCGGTCTATGCCGTGACGACGAGCCATGCATTCATAGCTTTTGAGGCGCAGTGATGCGAACCAACGCACCCGGCGCAATCGCCTTTTTGGGCATTATTCTGTTGCCGGGGCTTTGTTTTGCCCAGAGCCTCCACGGGCCAAACCAATGCGAGGGCGGACTTGGAAGGGCCGCCGCATATTTCCATCCAGGCCCCAACAAATGTGGCTCTGGATCGGGATACGTCGGCCCTGGTGACGCCGCTGTGGTTGCGGGCTTAGGCAACGCTACGGACTTCGGGAGCTGTACCTATGCCTACAACAGCGCCTACGCAACCGGGTCTAACCCGGCTTGCTCGTTACGACGGGCGGATGGCCAGACGTGCACGGTTCTGATCGGCAAAAATGGGTTGGTCGACGTTTCCGTGGGGACGCCGTGCACAGGAACCGGTCCCGCCGGAACCACCGGAGCCTCAACCGCGACCCAATTTTGTGCGTCGACTACGTGCTACGTCAGCACGGTTTACAACCAGCGTGGCACCAATAACTTTGTCAATACGTCGAATAACGCAACGCAGCCGGTCTTTCAGTTTAATGCAATCCGGTCACTCCCGGCGATCCAATGCTCACAAGCAAACAACACTTTTCTTTCCGCTACCGTGTCGGCGGGGACGCAGCCATATACGTACTCCTACGTCGGCGAGCGTACCGTGCAGGACACGGGCAACGGATTTGCTACGGGCACGTTCAACGGCACGACCGGGTCAGAATTGGGGTGGGAGGGGGGCACTAATGACACCACTCTGCTCTACGCCGGCGCAGTATACAGCAACCTCAACATCGTAGACACCTATCCCCACGCCTTCGGCATCGTGCTGAACGGATCATCGGCGGGGGCTACGACGATCGACGGGACCAGCACGACTGCGCTCAATATCGGCTCGCTGGCCGACAGCGCGACGCTGGCGATCTGCAATCGCGGGACGTTGGATGCCTCGTTTACCGGAATTGTCGGCGAAGTCGGCCGCTGGGGCGCCGCCGCCACGCCGACCCAGGCAACGCAATTGTGTGGCAACCAGAACCTGCGGTGGGGGGTCGTCAGTTTCCCTTACGCTATCGCCGGCAACGTGATTTGCGCAACACCTAAGCTGATACTCGTGGCGCACGGCGATTCCATCACTTACGGGTACGGGCTCGTTCCCCCGAACGCATTGGCTTATACGAACGTGCTCTCGGTCTATCTGACCAATGAATCTCTGCCTGCCGCGTCGCACAACTTCGGTGACATCACCGCCGGCTTTACCTACCCAGGAGTTAGTGGTTACACGCTCGATCAGTCGGCCCCGCTGTGGGTCGATCCCTATGCCTCGACAGCGACGGCGCGGCTGATCATCTTCGCCGGCACCAACGGACTCGACGCGCCAGGCGCCACCGGCGCTTCGGTGTTTAACGACTTCCTGAATTACTTTAATGCCAGGCTCGCGGCCGGCTGGGCGGCGAACAAGATCATCGTCGTCGAGTCGTTGCCAAGGACTCCGGTGTCGGGCAACGAGACGAACCGGCTCGCCTACAACGCATTGCTCTCCTCCAATGCGCCGACTTATAGATACCAGGAAGTGCCTCTGGGGACGGATACCTTGATGGGCCAGACCGGCCAGTGGAGCAATACGACCTATTATCAAGACGGCGTCCATCCCACAGCTGTCGGGCAGGCCTTGTTGGCATCGGATATGTTTGGCCCGACGGCGAGCTGTGCTGCGTGCCCAGGTATTCATTAGCCCACCCGAGGTGAGACGGACACTATAACTGCCGGGACTCGCCTCGCGACGAACATGCCAAGCGATTTTTGCTTTTCTCGCCCCAGTGTGGATAGACCCGATTGTTTCGTATAAGGCAGTCAAGGGATTTGGTCAGGGAAGCTCTAAAATCCCGGGCAGAGTCTACGTCATCGATTGCGCGATCGGCTCCAACGCTGTCGGCACCTATGGGGATCCGACGGATTACGCTGCAGCCGTAGCGAGCGCGTGCGTCGCCCGCAAGACGGCCGGGTTTAACTATGGTCATGACGACCCTGCTGCCGCAAGCCGACGGCGTGATGACCGAGGCGAACAGGCTCGCCTATAATGCGTTGTTGACAAGCTCTTCCTGACGAGCGGCAAGCGGTATTGATGGAGTCATTGACTTCGCCGGTCAGACCACCATGGGGAATCCAACCAACCTCCCGGCAAATAATGGAGGGGATACGACTTATTATAACACCGATAATATACACTCCACCCAATTTGGTGGGACTCTATTAGCACCGATTATACAATCTGCGCTTAAGGTATTATTTACAAAATTCGGTTGATGCCGGGCGACTGACGAGAGGACGGACAAGATGAATGATCCAAGAGTATGTCTCGGATGTCGGAACACGGCCTCGGTGACCGGGACGACGATGCCCATCGCCTCGGGAAACGTGATCGTGACCCCCTCGGGCTTTAAGCCGGCAGGTGCCGTCAGCCTTTGGGGTGGGGCAACGGGCCAGGCCGTCGCGGCGCGCGGGTGGTGATGAAACGCCTCCTCTGGCTGGCCGCGTTTGCCTTCGGGCTCGGCGTCGCTCTGCCGAGCGTTGCGCAGTCGCCGGGAAATTTCTCGACATTGTCAACGACCGGTACCGCGACGATGGGCGGCGACGTGCTGATGTGCTCGGGACGCCCTTGGATCGATGTGCGCTGCAACGGCGCGACCGGCGACGGCAGCCATGACGACACGACAGCGATCAACACGACAATCTCGACGGCGATCACCAATAACTGGCCAATACATTTCTCGGCCGGAACCTACAAGGTCACCTCGCCGATCTCGATCGACTATGCCGGTCAGGCGACCAAGGGCTTTCGGCTGATCTCGGAAGCGGCGACGCTCGATGGGCGGTCGGTCGCCTCGGGACCGGTGCTGCAGATCCAGTGTGGCGGCGGCTCGTCCACGAGCCCCACCGGATGCTTTTACTTCAAGGAAGAGGGGACCCTATTCGTCAACGCCAGCACCCCGACTTATGCGGTCGTGCTCGGTAAGACCGATTTCTCCGACGCGCATAATTCCGTGAGAATCGATCATCTGATCGTCAATAATGCCAGCACCGCGCCGAGCTCCGGCGGATGCCAGTTCAACTTCGTTCTCGACAGCGACATTTACGCAGTCTGCGTGTCAGCTGGAGGAGCCGCGGGGATAGCGCTCGAACAAACACAGTTCTCGCGGATCTCAGGCGCCGGCACTGCGCAGGGCACCGGCGGCCGGAGCCTGGTCCTTGAAAATGGATACAATTTCAGCAACACATTTTTTGCGCTCGATCTCGAAGTGTCGCCGACCTGCCTGGCGATCACCTTCAACCACAATGGCCTCAACACCTTTGTCTCACCCTATTTCAATTGCGTCACCGCGGTCAATGCAACGGCTAGTATTGGCAATGTGCTGATCAACCCGAACTACGGCGGCGCAACGGTCAATTTCGGGCCGTCCTCGACCGGGGTTACGGTGATTGGAAGCGGGTCGCGCAGCCGATGGTATTTTCCATCGACCGCGGGCTATACAGCGGCCCCGGTCGATGACGGACTCAATATCTCGAGCTACAATGCCCCCGGCGCCTCAATGACGGTGACCCTTCCGGCCGTCGGCAGCGTAAACCCGGGCTGGTCGATGGGTTTTGCGACGGATAACGGCAAGGGCATGACGGTCACTGCTCCGTCCGGAGCGATCTTGTCGGGCGGCAAAGCGGTGTCGTCGATCGTCCTTGCCCGGTAACTACGAGAACGTCGCTTTGCAGTCTGACGGCAACAATTGGCGCATCATCTCCTCGACACGCAACACGCGTCTCGTCAACGGCTTTGATCCGCCTCCCTGGCCCAGCAACTGGCTCTACCCGTCGACCTCAGGCTATGCAGCAACATTGGGGGACAACGGCAACACTTTGTCGAGCTTCAACACGCCATCGGGCCTGACCGTGACTCTGCCTGCGACGACGGCGTTGCCGACGGGATGGAGCATGGGTTTTGCTACCGACAGCACAAAGCCGCTGTCGGTTCAGGTCAATGGGACGTCAGGTGGACACATCGTGTGGCCTGGATCAGGCGCATCGGCGACGACCCTGAACCTCGCGAATACCGCCCAGGGCGCCTACGAGCTTCTGGTTCTGCAATACGACGGAAGCGGCAATTTCCGCGTCGTCGACGCGACGCCGGCGACGGCGCAGGCAATCGGCATGATCGGCACCGGCGGGATCAGTCATTGGAGTTTCCCGGCGGTCAGCGCTTACACCGCGGCCGTCGCCGACAACGGCAATGTGGTGTCAAGTTTCAATAGCCCACTCTCGTTCTTCGCGGTGACATTGCCGTCGACCACGGCTATCCCGATGGGTTGGACTATGGGAATCGCCAGCGACAGCAACAAGAGCGCGGCGGTCCAAGTAAATGGCACCTCGGGCGGCCACATCCTGTTCCCGGGCAGCTCTGCCGCGGTGACCTCCGCCGCGCTGGCATCCGGCAACTACGAGCTTCTCGTATTGCAATTCGACGGCAGCAACTTCCGGGTCGTCGAGGCGACCCCGGCGACGGCGACCAAGATCGGGATTTCCGGCAACGCCCCCGGCATCAACCGATGGAGTTTCCCAGCGGTCGGCACCTACGCAGCCTCGCAAACCGACAATGGCAATGCGGTGTCGAACTACAACGCGCCCACGTCCTCGCTGATCGTAACCTTGCCGGCGACGACGTCGATCGGTACCGGTTGGATCATGGGTTTTGCGACCGACAACAGCAAGACAATGACCGTCCAGGTCAATGGTGCCGCCGGAGAAAAAATCCTGATCTCGGCGGGTGGCGGCGTGGCGAGCAACTCGATCACTCTGGCGGTCGGTCAGAATTACGAATATGCGACCTTGCAATTCGATGGCTCGAACTTCCGGGTCGTCGCAGCGACACCACAGACGCTCAACAATCTGGGCGGGCTGATCAGCTCGAGCTCGCCGGCCTCGTCGTCGGCCTGCACGACCAACCAGATCACGCACGACAGCAATTTTCTCTACATCTGCACCGCGCCGAACACCTGGAAGCGCGTGGCGATTACCGGAGGCTATTGATGATGGTCACAGCCGGTCGCGCAACAGGTGAGGAATAAGCCATGCCACCCGCCGGCGGCAAGCGGACTTCGCTGACGCACCTCGCTCCGATTGCATCCTACAGCTGGGGCGGCTGGGGTTCGCAAAATAACATCACCCAATTTCGCGAAGTCTTTCAGCCCGACCAGGGGATCTTTTCTCCCAGCTATCCGCTGGTACCGCCCGAGCGCGAGCGGGTGCGGCTGTGGGATTTTCCGGTCGGCTACAACACGATCTACACGCCGCGCGCCTACGAGCCGATCGGGTTTGACGAGCTGAGGGCCTTGGCCGAGAGCCACGATATCACGCGGCTCGCGATCGAGACGCGCAAGGACCAAATCGAGAAACTCGAGTGGACGATCAAATCGCGGGACGACCGCAATCCGGCGGCGGACGCTCCATCGCGCATCGAGCGGCTGACCGAGTTCTGGCGTATGCCCGACGGCGAGCAACCCTTCGCGACGTGGCTTCGTGAGGCGCTCGAGGACGTCCTCGTGCTCGATGCACCCGCCTTCGAGGTACGCCGCAACCGCGGCGGCGACATCATCGGCCTCGATGTCGTCGACGGGTCGACGATCAAGGTGCTGGTCGACGACACCGGACGTCGACCGCAACCGCCGGCGCCGGCATATGAGCAGGTGATCCACGGCCGGCCGTGGCGCCTTCTAAGCGACGCCGAGCTGATCTACCTGCCGCGCAATCGTCGCCCGCACAAGGCATATGGCTTCGGCCCTGTCGAGCAGATCGTCGTGACGGTCAACATCGGACTGCGCCGGCAGATCATGCAACTGCAACACTTTACAGAAGGTAATGTCCCGTCTGGGCTAATGGCCGCACCTGACGGCTGGAACGCTGAGCAGATCCACCAATACCAGGAGTGGTTCGACTCCCTTTTGGCCGGCAATACCGGCAGCCGCACCCGGCTGCTCTGGGGACCGAGCGGCGCCAAGTATCAGGCCTTCAAGGAGGCCCCCTACAAGGATGACTTCGACGAGTGGTTGGCACGGATCGTCTGTTATGCGTTCTCGTTGCCACCGACCGCCTTCACCTCGCAGGTCAACCGGGCAACGGCCCAGACCACGGAGGAAACCGCTCTCGAGGAGGGCTTAGCCCCGCTGATGGGCTGGGTCAAGCGGCTGGTCGATAGCGTCATCCAGAAGCGAATGGGCCATAGCGACCTCGAATTCGCTTGGTCGGAAATGCGGCCAACGGACCCCAAGGACCAATCCGTAATTCTCACCAGCTATGTCAAGGGCGGCATCTTCACTCTGAACGAGGCGCGCGACGTCCTGGGCCTCGATCCGGTCGAGGGTGGTGACGCGCCGATGTTTCTAACCGCTCAAGGGCCGGTCCTGTTGCGCGACTCCATCGCATCAAAAGCGGAGACCCGTGCAAGGACCGCCAACGAATAACCGCAGCCCTTCTTCCGGTGTCCCGATCGCCCTCCGGGGTCTCTGCTGGCCCGATCGACTGCTCGAACCCGATGTCGACGAAGATAGGAGCCTTTGATCAGCGTGCTGCCATCCGACATCGTCGTTTATGGCTCGGCCGACATGCCCGAGACCGACGGTGCCACTATAGGCGGTGCGGCCGACTTCACTCCTTGTATCGCGTTTTACGAAATCACCCCGGCCGGCAGTGTCGATGTCATCTCGAGCTCATTGAGTGATACCGCGACGACGATCGCCTATTCCGGACGCGACTCGACCGGTGCCGTTCAAAGCCAGACACTGACCTTGAACCGGCAGAGCTGGGTGACCGGGTCACAATCATTCGAGCGGCTGCTCTGCGCCGCATTGTCAGGGGCGAATGCGAACGGACCATTGGCCGATCCGAGTGGTACACCGGCGGTCGGTGACGTGGCGCTCGCTGCCCATAGCTGCGTGCTGCCTGCAGGCGCGGTGACGACCGACGCGACGGTGCGCAACGCGCAGGCTGGTTCAGCCAATCACAGCGGTACGACGCCGTCACTGTTCAAACCGCAATCGGGCAACGGAGCCGTGGTCTCCATCGGCCAGATCATTTGGACCAAGAGCGGCACCGGTGCGAGCCAGTTGCGGCAGATCATCGCTACTGTCGGTTACGGCACTGATATTGTCGCGGTCAGCCGAGACTGGGGTACTGTGCCGGACAACACGACCACTTATAAGATCCTGCAGGAGATGCTGTTCGAGATCTCGCCGAATCCAGTGACGCAGTGATCCGCATGTTCTCGACCAGTGCGGCGGATGTGTGCCGGCCGGGTCACAGCGTAGCGTGCCGAGCCCGGGCAACCTGCCGCCCGGGCCCGCGCCGAATGCGGCCGGCGCGCAAGGTGGCTGCGGCTGACTTTGCCAGCGGGTGCCACTGCCTACAAAGGCGCGGCCGACTACCGGATCCAATTTACCCCGTGAAAGGGCTCAAGCAATGCGAAAGCGACCGTTTGTTTCACATGCATTTATATCGCTGCTGGCGCTGTCGGGGTGTGCCGAGGTCGGCAAGCTCGCGGCCGCCGATCTGACCAACGCGGCACAGGTCGCCACCCAAGGTGGTGATCCGCAAGGAGCGGCGTGCTGGGTCGCGTTGACTCCCGTAGCCAAGGCGGTCGAAACTGCACCAGCGCCCGGTTTGGCCTCAGTTATCGAGACCGACCGGCTCTTCGCGGCCGCGACGCAAGAACAAAACGCACCGTGCAACGCCGTCAGCGGCCTGATCCTGTCGATGTTGCTGCGAAAGACAGTGCCGTTCTTGCCGTAAAAGGGGCTGCTCAGCTTGTTCTTCTTCTAGCCGACGGGATTGCCCGCCTTGCCCGGCAACCCCAGAGCGTCTTCGCAGTTTCCAGCGGTAGCCACCCGCTTAGCGGCCAAAGAGTAGCTCGCCTATGCGCTTGGCAATGCCATTCGATCCGAACGAAATCGGCAAAATCGACACCTTCGCTTTCGATTTTACCGCGGATCTGGGAGCAGCGACGATGGTTTCGACGAACTGGACCTGCGGGGTGGCGCCGTTTGAGACTGCCACGGACCCGGTACCGCAGTCTCGGGTATTGTCGGTCTCGACCCAGACAGCAATCCAGTTGCGCACCCCGATCGATGGGTTGCTGCAGACGCGTACTGGGTTCTTCTCGGTCGCCTCGATCGGCGGCATGCCGATCACGGCTGCCGGCGGCACCTATATCCTCGAAGCCTCGGCTGCCCTAAGCGACGGCCGAGTGCTCAAGCTCGACGCTACAGTCCTGTCCAAACCCCCGGGTCCGTGACAGTCAGGGAAACTCGGCTATGACCACATAGCTGTTCGCACCTGCCGCTTACGCGCGGTATCCTGCCAGTCTTTCCGACGGCGGTCGAGGCGGGCGCTATTGTCATTGCCTTGACGGACTCGTCCTACACGACCGGCGCAGCCAATGACGCGGTTGCCATCTGGTTTGAAGTCAATGCGATGAATTGATTGGATAACAGACATATGTTCCAAAAGACAGCATTCCGCTGGCCGCCCCAGCCCAGCACGGTCATCGGCTTTGGCATCCTCGCCGGCGCCGTCTGCTATTTCATGACGGGAGACCCAGTCTGGGCGGGCCTTGCCGCCGCGGCCGTCAAAATTCTTGTTCCGGACAATTCGGCTGCGGCGGATCAAGTGTTGGGAGCAATTAAGATACTGGCACAGGCAGTAGGCCGGCCGCTCCCGACGCTTGCGCAGCCGGCGCCTGTCGCCGCCGGCGATCAGGAATGGGATGCGGGATCGCTTAGTCGGGAGCCGCCGGGAAAATGACCAGCTACCAGACGCGCTCACGCGGCTCATTGGCGGGATGGTGATCATGCGACTCTATGGCGCAATCGAGAAGGTCGAGCCTCAAGACGATGGAACCGTGCGGGTGCACGGGATCGCGTCGTCGGAAGTGGTGGACGACCAAGGTGAGATTGTTCGGGCTGACGCGATGCGCGCGGCGATCCCGGACTACATGCATTTTCCGGCACTGCGCGAGATGCACCAGCTCTCAGCCGCTGGAACGACGCTGGAAGCCGAGGTCGGCGACGATGGGGCGACGCGGATCGTCGCGCATGTCGTCGACCCGATCGCTATCACCAAAGTCAGAAACCAGGTGTATCGTGGCTTTTCGATCGGCGGCCGAGTCACCCAGCGCGAGGCCGGCAACCCCAAGGCCATCACCGGCCTGGTTCTCAACGAAATCTCGCTCGTCGATCGTCCGGCCAACCCGGAAGCGATTTTCGACTGCTGGAAGGCATCCACCGTTTCCGATGCGACTCGCTGCCGAGCGGAGGCGCGTCCGCCGGCGACGCTATCACCAGCGCCCACGCGAGAGCCGTTCAACCCTCCGATTCAGATCTGGGCTTGTGGGGTGGCGGACCATCATCATCGTGGCAAAGGCGACGCCGTCAAATGTCTCGAAGGGCGGGCGCTGGGCGTAACAAACGTTCATTTGCCGCCGTCACCGCAAACGCTTCTGATTTCACCGCCGGTGAGCAACCGAGAAGCCGATAGTGCTACCAAAACCGAAGCCGCGATCGATGCGGCAAAAAGGGCAATTGAGACGGCCGAAGGGGCGCTCGCTAAGCTTGCCCCTGGCGGGGAACAGGGGGCTGATGGTCGTGCGAATAGGAGCACGTCCGGCAGTTTGCTCGACGGCCATAAAGAGCTAAATTACGCCGATCCCGGATACCAGTCGGACGGAAAGCGTCGCTACCCGATCGACACAGAGCGTCACATTCGCGCTGCCTGGAACTACATTAACCGACCCGGCGACGGTCAGCGATACACTGCCGATCAAGTCGGCCGAATCAGAGCGGCCATCATCGCTGCCTGGAAGGAGAAGATCGACATCGAGGGACCGCCCTCCGCTGAGGGTGACGAAAAGGCTTCTGCCGCGCTAACCAAGGCGCTTTGCGATGTTGGTCACGTGGCTCAAATAATTCACGACCTCGACTGGCTTCAAGACGCACTCGAGGTTGAGGCAGCGATCGAGGGCGATGACTCGCCGCAACCGCCCCGACTTCAGTCCATCATCAGCGAACTGTGCGGCTTTCTGAACGCGCTGGTGGCCGAAGAAACGTGTGAGCTTCTAGGCAATGCGCAAATGGATGACGAGTGTCTCCCACAGCGCGCTGCTGAATTGATTGCGATGACCGCTAGTGCGCCCGGAGCCGCGCGCATTGCCGCTCTCCTGAAGACAGGGAACCCGCACATGCAGAAGCTCGCCGCCGCTCTCCTCGCCACGGCCAAGCACTCGCAAGGTGACCAAGCGCTCGTGGACATCGCTCTCTGCGCTTGCGACAGATGCCTGAAGATCGACGGTCTGTCGGTCGAGGAGAAGGCGCACATGGCCAGGGTTTGCGACCATCTTCGCGAGGCCGGCGCCGCTCCGTCGGAGACTTCGAGCCTCCACGCAGCGGGCGACATCGAGCCCATGGCGCCGCAAATGGAGCCGCCGCCGTCGGATTTCCGCCCCGGTGACAATGCCACGGTCGACAGTTCAAAAGGGTCGGGCGCTATCACAGCGGCGGGTGGCAAGCGCGACCGTGCGCATCAGAACCTGATGGATATCGCCCATGAATGCATCAGCAAGCTGACCAGCGGGATGGCATGTTTTCAGCTGTCGCCGGGTTCTGATTTGGGGCCGGCGCCTGCAGGAAGCACCGAGACCCAAGAGGTCGCAAAGGCCGGTGCTCACTGTTCCGCCGAAACGATAGCACACCTGCGCACGGCGCACGGCCACCTGGTCGCTGCCGGCGCCAAATGCGACGCTGCGGGTATCGGCGAGGAAGAGCACCAGGGCACTGAATTCGAGGCGGGTAAAACTCTACAGACGGAAGACCTCGCCAAGGTGTTGGCCGACGAACGGGCCGAAAAGACGGCGCTGGTCAAGGCGCTCGGCGAAATGGTGCCGCTGCTCGATCGACTGTCGAAGCGGGTCGACGACATCGCCCGTACTCCGCTTCCGCCATTGACGATCGCCAGAGGCGCCGTCGCAGTGTCGAAGCAGCAGGATGGCGGTAACACTGGAAGCGCCAGTGACAGCCCGCTCTCGCCGGAGGCGATCGCGTCCGCGCTTGCAAAGATGAGCAAGGAGGAGCAGACCCTCACCCTGATCAAGGCGAGCTATGCCAATCCAATCCCGGTCCTCGGTGCAGCCACTGGCGAACGCTGACAGGGCACCAGACTAACACACGCCATCCGGCCTCGCGGCGAAACGCTGTTCGCATGACGGCGACAGCGCAAGCGCCCGCTTGCGATGTCGCAGCGAAGCCGTCACCAAGCCTGGTCTTTGACCGGGCTTTTTATTGCCCCCCTTCCGGGAGGACCGTTAAATGAATTCGCTCACTCAGGAATCGCTCGAGCTCTTGAAAGGCGCTCTGGCCCAGCCGAATGACACGCTCGCCAAGTCGATCTCGACCGCGACGGGCCTGCTCGCCTACGACCTTCAAGCACCGGCCAAGAATCTCTACCCCTTCGTGACCCCGATCCGGAACGTGATGCCGCGGGTCGGCGGCGGCACCGGCTCAGCAACGAATTGGCGCCAGGTCAACACGATCATCGGCTCCGGCTTCGATGCAATGGGCTGGGTACCAGAAGGCCAGCGCTCAGGCCAAATGTCTTATTCGACCTCGAACAAATCAGCCACTTATGTGACGATCGGCGAGGAGGACGCGGCGACCTTCGAAGCGATTTCGGCGGGACGCCAATTCGAGGATATTCAAGCGCGAATGACCTTTCGCCTTCTGCAAAAGATGATGCTCAAGGAGGAGATGGCAATCCTCGCCGGCAATGCCTCGCTGACACTCGGCACGCCGGCAACCCCGACGTTGTCGGCATCGGGCAGCGGCGCCACACTCCCGTCGGGGACCTACTTTGTCAAAGTCGTCGGCCTGACACTCGAAGGATACCAGAATTCGACCCTCCTGAACGGCGTCGCCACCTCGAAGAGCGTTACGGGCGCCGACGGGAAGAGCTACTCGCTGTCCGGTGGCTCGTCGAACATCAGCGCAGAGGCGAGCCAGGCTGTAACCCTCGGCCAGACCCTGTTCTGCAGTGTCGCCGCTCTGCAGGGCGCGGTTGCCTATGCCTGGTATCTCTCGACGGCGACCGGGGCCGAGACCTTGCAGGCCATCACGACGATCAACAGCCTTGCCGTCAGTCTCCCGCTTAGCACCGGTAACCAGTCACAGACCGCGATTACCACAGACAATTCAGCCAACTCCAGTTATGCCTATGACGGGTTGTTGACCACTGCGCTCAAACCTGGGTCGAACGCCTATGTCAACGTCATGCCGACCGGCACAGCCGGCATAGGGACCCCGTTGACTGCCTCGGGCCGTGGCTCGGTCGTGGAAATCGACACGATGTTCCAGAAGATGTGGGATGGTTTCGAGCTGTCGCCGACAGTACTCTACGTCAACTCTCAAGAGCTAAAGAACATCACCAGCAAGGTGCTGTCGAACGCGTCGGGGCCGTTGCTGCGCTACGACTCGCCGGCAGACGGGAGCCAAGGCGAGTATCATGTGACAGCATCCGGGGTAGTGCAGTTCTACTATAATCCTTTCGCGATCGATGGAGGACTTCGGATCCCGATCAAGATCCACCCGCGCGTGCCGCCGGGCACGGTCATCGGCTGGGCCGAGAATCTGCCGATCCAGTACCAGTCGAACGAGGTGCCGAACGTCGCCGAGATCAAGACCCGGCAAGATTACTATCAGATCGACTGGCCGATCGTCACGCGCCAGCGCCAAGTCGGTGTTTATGCCGAGGAAGTCCTGGCCGTCTATGCGCCGTTCGCAATGGGTGTCATCTGCAACATCGCCAACGGCTGATTTACATTCATAACCGTCTATGATTTGGGCTGAAGGGGATACTCCGTGTCTGATCTGGTCACATTACGCGCAATCTTCCCGGTGTGGGATGCCATTGGGCACGGCACGGAGCGGTACCTCGCGACGTCGCCGTACCTCTGCTCCACAATGGCGGTTATGTCGTCCACGACACCGCGCTTGCGCCGGTGCAGGACGGCGAAGTGGCCCCGGCGGTGACACGATGACCGGCGTTGACACGATTACTACCGATCACCCCGTGGTCAAGGCGATGCAAGAGATCAACCCGGCCTTCATGTCTGCGGCCAGCCGTCTCGGCGTGTCGGTGGCGCTGGAAGGGCTCGGCAATCTTCTGATCATGAACCTCGCTGCTTTCTATGGCGAGAAGGTGGCGATGGCAACGCTCGGCGACATTGCCGCGAATGCGGCACCGGTCGCTCATATGTGGGGCGCCTTGGCCGCGGCCGAGGATCACGAGCCGGGACACGCGTGATGGCCAACTTTGCTTCGCCTGGGGCAAGCTTCGGTGATTTGACGACGCTCGCTGAAGTCAAGGCGTGGTTGCAGACAGGGCAGAGTGCCTTTCCAGCGACCGACGACGCGCTGTTGACGCGTTTGACCACGGCAGCGAGCCAATTTATTCAAACCTGGCTCAATCGACAGATCGCCTCCCAGGATTGGATCGAGATTCGTGATGGTCTAGGCGGCCCCCTTGGCCCATACGATGTTCGATACCAATTCGCGGCATTTCCCGTGAGCGCCGTCAGCCTCGTTGTCGTCGATGGCTTGACGATTCCACCGATCCCAGCTTCCCCGCCGGCGCAACCCGGCGTCGCTGTCGTCAGCACTTTTGCGACCCAAGCGGGGTACCGCTTTACCCCGACTCAGCTCGCGATCAGGGGTTACGTAGTCCCGCGTAAGGCCGGATGCGTGACCCTGCAATATACTGCCGGCTATGCGGTCACACCACCCGAGCTGGCTCAAGCCTGCATCGAGCTCGTGGCGCTGCGTTACCGCGAACGCAGCCGTATTGGCGAGGTTGCGCGGTCGATCGGCGGCGGCGAGACAGTGTCGTACTCGCAAAAAGATATGAGCGACTCGATAAAGACATTGATCCAGCAATACCGCATCGTCGCGCCGATCGCCGGATTCTTGATGCCAGCGCTGACTCAAACAAATACGGCTACGCTCGCGGGTGCGATGTGATCACGGCCTATCTTGTTGGCGACCTGCAGTTGCTGGAGCGACTACGCGCACTGCCGGACGCAATCAATTCGGGGCTCCTGCGCGGGATCACCCAGCTCGGGATTGAGCTTCAGCGCCACGTTCAGCAAGACAAGCTGAGCGGACAGGTGCTCAGGAGTCGTACCGGATCACTGAGGTCGAGCATCGGCCTCCAGGTCGATCAGAGCGGCAGCGCCGTCACCGCGAGCGTCTTTACCGACAGCCGATATGCCGGCGTACAGGAATACGGTTTTGCTGGAACGGTCAGTGTCAGGAGCAGCCTTCGGCGCATCAGGGAGGCCTTTGGTCGGCCGATCGCCGAGAAGACGATCAGCGTGCGGGCCTACGATCGCCACATGGATCTCCCCGAACGCTCTTTCCTGCGCTCGGCGCTCGAGGAGATGGCGCCGACCATCCGCGACGAGGTGGAGGCGGCTCTGGCGGAGGCAGTATCGCAATGATTGCGTGGGACACGGGTCTCTCGCGGCGGAGAGCGGCCGATGATCGTCCGTGAGTCGATCTATGCCGCGCTCTGGGCGCTTGGGGCCGGTGCTGCGAGCTTCGCCAGCGCGAACCGGCGGCTGCGACATTGGGCCGACGTGGCTCCGGCTGAGCAGCCCGCGCTGTTCATGAGCGAAAAGGGCGGGCACGCTGTGACCAAGGCGCTTGGCGCGCCGATCGCTTGGACGCTCTACGCGGATTTCTATGTGTACGTCCATTCGAGCGATCCCTACTTGGCGCCGGCAATGCTTCTGAATCCAATGCTGGACGCGCTCGAGGCGGCGCTCGCACCGTTGCCGGCGACGGGCATTCAGAACCTCGGTTTGCCAACGATGGTGCAGCACGCCTACATCCAAGGCAAGGTCGAGACTGATGAGGGCGTGCTGGGCGATCAGGCCGTCGCCGTAATCCCGATCGAGATTCTCTGCATCTGATTGCGCGCCTTTACACGACTGAAAAAGCTGCGGCCCCCCGCGGCGCGACTCTTCTCGAGGAAAGTCAAATGATCAATGCTGCCGATTTCAAGGACGCAGCTGGCAATCCCCTGCGTGGGGGCGGCGATGATGCACAATGCGTACAAGCCGCTGTCAATTCTGCGGGCGGCGCGGGCTCGATCGCCCTTGGCGGCGGCCCCTTAATATTCAAATCGCCAATTATCATAAACGGCCAAATACACATCATCGGGGACAGGTCGAACGTGACCCAGATAAATGTCGCTGCGCCGATTGACGGCGACATACTCCAATTTGGCTCGCCGCAGGACAATCTCGGCTGGGCAGGCATGTACGGTGTGGAGATTGCGCTGTCATCCACGCATACGGGTGGTGCGCTTATCCACGCCGTTAACACTCATGATTTCGGCGTCGACGACGTTGTGACCGCGGGCGCATTCAACATCGCCGTCGAGATCACCGGCGGGTCAGCCGAGTTCATATCCCGCTTCAGAAATTGCTAGCTTAATTCCAACGGTCCCGTTGCGAAGAGGCCTCGTGCCGGCAGAGAGAATCACCCGAACTCGTGGTTTCTCTCGCTTCTGTAATGAACCCTGCTCGTAGGAGTATCCCGATGGCTGTGAAAGAATCTGAAGGAAGCGCGCCTCTTCCAGAGGAGATCGAACAAAGCTCTGCCGCGCCGAGAGGCA